TTCAAAACGGGAGAAGCATCACTCCAATGGAAGCATTGAATGAATACAACTGTTTCAGGTTGGCAGCACATATCGAAAGTCTTCGTAAAGACGGACACAGAATCTTTACGCACATGGTTAATGAAAACGGCAAGAAGTACGCCAAGTACACACTCTGAAAGGACATATATGGCGACAAACAATCCACACAAAGAGATGCCAGGTTCTGGTGTCATGTATTGGGAGGATGAGGAGATGCGTAAGTCTCCCAAAGGCCCAGACTTCAAAGGCTTTCTCGTTCTGGAGATGGACTACATGGCTGGTGAGAAGTTGAAGATTGCTGCATGGCAAAAGCCTACAAGCCGTGGTCACAACCTGCTTGCTCTGAAAGAAGACAACTGGAGCAAGAAGAAACGTGAGGAAGAGATGAAGGACAAGGAAGTGCCATCAAGGTACACGCCAAGACCATCACGCTCTAATGATGATGACGTGCCTTTTTAGGAGAAATGAAAATGATTGATAAATACCCAGTGCCAGAAACATCAAGAAATATGGTTGGCGCTCAACGCATTGACCACAATCCAACTGTTGGTGAAAACATTGACGAGAAGATTCGATATTTTGAATCTGAAATTGCTCGACTCAAGCAATCAAAAGAAGACCTTGCACCTCTATTAAAGATGCGTATTCGAGACATCCGTCAAGCTATGGATTATTGATGGCAACAAAGAAGGTTTCACCCACACAGCGTAGTCTGGCTCATTTGCGTGAGCTTGGCTACCACGTTGAAATCGTTGAGAAGTGGAACAGCTTCACCAAACAACGAAAAGACTTGTGGGGGTGGGCTGACCTTCTTGCGATACGCAAGGGTGAGGTTCTGGCAGTGCAGGTGACCGCCTCTGCTGTCAGTGACCGCATTAAAAAGATTATGGCTTCCGACACTCTGGCACTTGTGCGAGATGCGGGAATCAGAATCGAAGTTCATGGCTGGCGCAAGTCAGCAAAGACCAACAAATATGTTTTAAGAATTGAGGACATCTCATGAGTGAAGTTCAACAAGCACAGCAGTTACAGATGAGTAAAGACAGCATGAACAAGGCTGGCAACTCTATCAACTACGCCGTCAACCTGGTCAACATGTCTCTGCAACAACTGTGGAACATTGCCTACCAAGCTGGCTTTGAAGACGCAATGGAAATCGTTAAAACTGACCAAGGAAAGAAATGAGCAAAGCACACATTTTTGTATGCACACCTATGTATGGTGGCATGACCACAGGCTACTACTGCCAATCCCTAGTCAACATGACCGCCGTCATGCGTCAGAACGACATCGACATGAGTTTCTCCTGCATGTTCAACGAGAGCCTCATCCAGCGGGGCAGAAACGCTCTTGCACACGGGTTTCTCCAGAAGAAGGATGCAACCCACCTGATGTTCATTGACGCTGATATTCGCTGGAATCCTGCCGACATCATTCCGATGATTGACGCTGACAAGGACATCATCTGCGGTATCTATCCCAAAAAGGAAATCAACTGGCATGGTGTTGAGCAAGCCGTCAAAGAAGGCGTAGCTGTTGACCAACTCAAGACTCGTACAGGTAGCCTTGTGGTTAACCTTGTGGACTATCAGGGGACAGTCACAGTACCAGCACATGAGCCTGTGGAAATCTGGAATGGCGGCACAGGCTTCATGCTTATCAAGCGTAGCTGTCTGGAAGACCTGGCAACAAAGATGCCAAGCTATATCAACGATGTCACGTTCCTGTCTGGCGAAATCAAGCAGGACAAGATTGTGGAATTCTTTGCCTGTGCAATTGAAGAAGGCGTAGGCCGCTTGCTGTCAGAGGATTACTACTTCTGTCAGGAAGCCAGACGGCATGGGTACAAGATTTACGCTGCTCCGTGGGTGGTTCTGGGGCATTTTGGTAGCTACCTGTTTGAAGGTGGCTTGCTACCAGCTCCATGACCATCTCGCTTGACCTTGGGTGCGGTGAAACAATCCGCAACCCTTATCTTGCCATGCAGTGTATAGGGCTTGATATTGAGGACGCTGACCTTGCTATTGAGCCTATCCCTTACCCTGATGACCATTTTGACTTTGTGACGGCATACGACTTTCTGGAGCATATTCCCAGACTGTTGTATGTCCCACACCGCAGATACCCGTTTGTGGAACTGATGTCAGAGATTTACAGGGTGATGAAGGTGGGAGGCAAGTTCTTGTCCTCCACTCCAGCGTTTCCACATGCGCCAGCATTCCAAGACCCGACACACGTGAACATCATCACGCCTCTGACCTTTGCAGAGTATTTTGATGATGAGAAGACTTGGGCGAAGATGTACGGATTTAAAGGCAAATTCCACATCAACGAGATGCGCTACCACGGCCCTCACCTGATAGCAGAACTGGAGAAGGTCAGCGTTTAGCAGTTTTGGCTGAACGCTTGAAGGCTTCCTTTGTCGGGTAGCCTTTCTGACCACGTTTCTTGGCGGGTAACCCTGCCGCTCTGCGTCTGTTGATGTTGTAGTACAAGCCACGCTTGGCTTTAGGTGTGTATGCCATTATCTGCACCCCCATCTCTTTCTGGCTGCTTTGCCTCTCTCTCCCTTCCAAGACTTGCTACGGGCGCAGAAAGACTTGTGGCGGGGATTCTTAGGGTCTTTGGTTGGGGCTTTCAGATTACTGCCTGTAGCCCTGTTTGTCTTTGCTCTACCCTTGGCAGTCAGACCAGCACCCTTCTTGACAGACAGCTTCTCGCCTCTGCCGACAGATAGGTTGGGTGACTTCTTTCTAGGCATAGAGTCTCGTTCCTGACTTGTCAATGATGAGTGCCATGTTTCTGGGTGACACATCATCTGTGTTCGGTATTGAAATGTGCGTCCAGCCAAGCTCCAGTATCAACTGGTCATAAGGCAAATCAGCATCATAAATGGCTTTGACAACCTCCGCAGGGGTCATGCTTGGCACTCTGATGTCGGCTGCACAGCCACGCAGATGCTGGCTTACAGATGTGCTTCCCACCGCATGGTTTACCTCTGGTGACCTGAACGCACTATCAATCATGATTGGCTTGCCAAGCAGGGTACGCACTGTTTCCAAAAATTCTGCAAGTCTGGTCAGATTATCAATCTGGACAATATTGGGAGTGTTATCAAACTCCCTGTGGTTTGTGAACGTCAACTCCTCTAAGGTGAAGTGTTCACTCAGGTTCATTGTCTTGCCACACCCTGAATCTTTTCCACTGTCCTCAAGCCACCAAGTCCAAGCAAGCCTATCAACACAGGCATCATCTCAGACAGGTCAGCAGGGTTCAGGGCAAAGGGGACTTGATGGTAGACAGCTACGGCTTTGGCAAGCGGTAAGCCTATCCAGTTCCATGCACAAGCACAGCCACACACCCAACCGATGAATGGCCTCCAGCCAGAAACGAAAACAGAGGGGTTTGCCGCCTCTGCCTTGTTGATTTCCATCTGACCTGCAATGACCGCCAAGTCGCCAGACTGTTGCATTTTCACCAGTTCCAGTTTGGCTTGTGCGGCTTGAGCAGGGTCAGGAAATACCCTATCAAGTACTTTATTTCCGACTTCCAACAGCAGGGATACAGGGTCAAAAGCCATTACAGACCCTCGCCAGGCACAAGATACGCTTCAGGTGTACCTGATTCAGAAACAAAGGTGACGTACACAGGAGAGGTATTGGTGACCTGTGGGCCAGAGATAACCATGCGGGTATCCTGCGGAATGACAACAGCATAGTTGGCTGTTGCGTTTGTGGGAATACCTACGTTGGCAGTGGCACTGGTAGAGATACGCACATACACAGGCAAGCCAGAGTTTGCATTCTCATGGCTGACCAGCATGTATTGGTTGGATGGGCTGTCAGAATAGACTGTAACTTGCTGAATGGTAGTTGCCGCATTCAGCTTGTACGTCTTACCCATCGGTTGAAAAGCAATGTTATTAGCCATCAGTACACCTTCTTGCCGCCGCCTTCAGTGGGCGAATTCTTTGTATCCAGAGGGCCAGTGCTGGAGAAGTCAAACACGGAACGATAGCCACCCTTGGGTAGTTCGCCTGGTTGCCAACGTACTTGGTGAGAAGTGGCATCCCGTGGGATGGGAGGACGCACAGCAGTTGAAGTCTGCTGGTTCAGGTCGTGGTCACGTTGGTGTTTGCGACTACTCGGAATTTTCGGGTCGTGATTGAGCATTACTCTTCTCCTTGGTTCTGACGGTCAGATAGCTGAATATGACATAAATTGCAAGAGTTGTCACCCTCTCCCACCCCATGCCCCACATTGTCCAGCAACCCAGACCAAAGGAGGTGAGCAGAGCAAGGATGGTGATTAAGCGGTCGGAAATGACCACCAGTGCCAGACGAATGATTGCGGTTGCATCCATGATTACTCCTGTTTAATGTCGGGATAACCATATTATCATTTATCCTCATCATCATCTACATCCATAAACCCTGAACCCCAAGCGTCATCAGCATCCTTCATCTTCAGAGCTTCCAGCTTGAGAGCACGGTCTAACACCTTCACCTTGTCAGTGACAGACGCATCTGGGTCATTCATCACCTGTTTCATCAGGTCAGAGATGAACTTGTCAAGGTCAGGGTTAATACCCTTGTCTACCTTCTTTCTCATTTTTTGAGCTTGCGACCTATGGCTCGTTTGGCAGGTTTGGCGTTGGCTTTCGCCTCTTTCCTTACCATGCGGTTATAGTCTTCAGAGGCTCTCACCTCGTTCTCACCACCCTCACGGGCTGCTTTCTGTACATACGATTCTTTTGCCATCATTTCCTCCCTGATTTACGAGCAGAAGACAGGGCTATCGCCACTGCCTGTTTTTGTGGTTTCCCACGTTTCATCTCTCTGCGGATGTTGGCAGAGATGGTTTTCTTGCTTGAACCTTTTTTCAGTGGCATGGTTACTCCTTAGAAATACAATTTCAACGCCAGTGATGGAACACCCACAGACAAAGCAATAGTTCCCAAAAGTTTTCTGGCATTTGTTTGTGCATCTGCTTGATTTGACAATTTCTGCGCTTCTCTCATAAATTCATCAAGCTGAACATCAGAAATCAGATTCTTACTTCTTAACACCTTAACCGATGACTTTACAGCGGCTACAACATCAGCTGGCTTGGTTGCTCTATTGATAGCTTTCAAATCATCATCAAAACTGTTTATCAAGTCTTGTTGTGCTTTTTGTTTGGTTTCAAAGGCAGTTTGTTGTGAAGGTCGTTTTTCAGCAGCCGCAACTCTCTGAGCAAGAGACTCAGGCGTTTCTGCTGTCTTCAAAACATCTTCAAGTCTTGATGAAGCTCTTTTTGCCAAACTTTCCTCTGCTTTTAGTTTTTCTTCAGTAGTACTTGCTTTTTGAGTCAATGTTTCTGCTGCGCCTTTTGCATCATCAACTGCTTGTTGAGCAGAGCGTTGAGCTTTTCTCAAAGTATTGAACTCATCATACAAACCAGTTTGACGCAATGACCTTTCGTTTGTTGACAACCAAGATTCAAATGATTTTGCAGTTGGTGCAACATCTTTGCCAAACAAGTCTTTGGTGAAATACAAACGAGCTGAGTCTTTTAAATCAGGTCTGACTTGCAACAATCTTGTAAACACAGGATGTCCAGCATTTGCTTTTCTTATGATGTGACCCGTTACTTCTGCTTCTGTCATGCGATAAGCTGTGCTTACAGGGTCTTCATCTATGACTTTTTTCAAAGCACCATTACGTTCAACAATATCCAAAGGACGAGACATTTGACGGAATGTGTCTACAGCTTTTGCATATTCAGGGCCATACGGTGTACTTTTGTCTTTTGCCTTCATCATCAACTGGTTTTTGATGTTTTTGACAGTGTTGACAATTTCTTTGTCCAACTTGCCATATTTCATCTCTTTACCAGCAATAACAGAATCAAGGTATCCCTTAAGAGAATCTGCTGAACGCAAAGATAAACCTTCTGTTTTTCCAGTCAACAGTTGAGATTTGATTTCAGCCAACACATTTTGGAGAGTGGGATTTCTTGTTTGCTTTTCAAGTTTTTCAATGTTTGCCTTGATGCCACTTGTATTTACAGTTGGAGCATCTCCAGCTTTTTGAAAAACTTCTTCATACCCTGCGGCATCTTTTCTGGCTTTGACACCATCTTTTTGTAGTTTTTTTGTTGCAGGTTGAAGTAATTGACCAAGCTCATCGGCAGTCATCCCTGGCTGAGAAGCCATACGCTGTTCAATTGCATCTACAACAGCTTGTGTTCTTTGGACTTCTTCTTGTCCTAAATCTGCCATGCGTTTTGCACGGTCACTTTCTGTTTCTGCTTTTGAAACTCTTGCACCAAGTTTTTCACGAACAGCAAGTTTTTCAGGAGCAAGTTGTTGTGCTGCTTTTGTAGGACTCTCTGGAACAGGAAAACGCTCTCTTACACGTTGTTCTGCAACAGCAGGTTGTTTGCTCATTTGTTTAAGCACACGGTCAGTTACATCCAGTTGTTGTTGAGTCAATCCTCGTTGTTGTTCAACCAAACCAGAGGCACGAGCTTTTAAAGCATCTGCAAAATTCTTTGTAGAGCCTCCAAAAGCAGTTTTAATCAAATTGGTTGCCGATGTACCCAATTTAACTGCGGCGTACTCTAATGCACCAAACACACCACCAATGCCTAATTCAGTAAGTTCTTGGGCAATGGGAGAGCCACCTGCTCTTTCAACCTCATATCTTGCGTATTCGGCTGGAATGGCTGTTGCGCCAGCCAATCCCATTGATGTTGCCAACGCTCTACCTGTTTTGGGAGTTAATGTTTCTGCAAGCAAAGATGTATATGGAGCAATCTTTGTACCAACTGTTCCCAGTTTCAATGCTTGAGATGCAAGACCTGCCGCTGGTACGGCAGTGGCATACATGGATGCTTTCTCTGCAAATTTTGGTTCACCAGCAAGCTCAGTTACTGGTGGAGCTTTTGAATATCCACCTGTGGGTATTTGTTCGGCAGCAGGAGAACCAATAACGGGAGAACTTTTGGGTTTTTCTTCAACTCCAATTTGTGACAGTTTCAGAGCTTTTGGCGTGTCTTCGCCAACTTCAGATAATTTCATTTGACCTCCTCAACGTCTGGGTCGTTGGGATTTGAAACATCTATGACTCTGAATTTCTTGTTTCCTTTTTCAATTATTTGACCAACGCTGTATTTTGAACTTGGCGTGACTTCATAATTGATTTCGCCTAAACCAGGGTATCTGCTTTCCAAATACATCTGTTCTTTGTCCATAGCACGTTCAGCTTCTTTGAGGTTGTCTTCAAGAGCTTTTGCTGTCAATCCTCGCCAATTGTAGATAGGGCCAAGAATTCTTTGTTCAGAAGCAGTCAAGGCTTTACCACCAATTTTGAATTCTTCTGATTGAAATCTTGCCAGTTTTTGAGCAAGAGCAGGATATTTGTCTCTAAGATTCAAAACAACATCAGGAAGATATTGATTCATTGGCCCAATCAACCTTCTGATTTCAGGGTCTTGCAAATCAGTAAGCACCTCCTGCACATTTTTAATTGCAGAATGACGGAAACGATGCTCGTTGTTTGTTTCTTTGTCTTTAGGTAATGCTTTACCGACAGTGCCACTAGCTTTTGCCGCCAAATTCATAGCTAACAATTCACGCCTCAAATCAGCAGCTTTCCTTGCTTGTTGTAAGCGGAAAGCCTGTTGTTCAGCACGTGTTTTTTCTTTGTCTGTCAAATCAGCCGCATGTTCTTTTGCTTTGACAATTTGTTTCATATATTCCAAAGTAGGGCCTGGGCCATACTTCTCGTAATACGTTTTCAAGAAACCAGCACCTTCTTCTGCAAACTTGGCATTTGCATTCTGTTCAGCAGCCAACTTGTCTTTGGCGTACAACTTAGTGTTTTCTTGCATGAATTTGAACAAGTCATCAATCTTCTTATCCAACTGTTTTTGGTTGGTTTCAAAGATGTTGCGTTGTTGTTTGTACAGGTCATCACGACCTTTCTGGTGACCTTCCAACATGCCGTTCATGGCTGCCATCGCTTGCTGTGCATGAGCTTTACCACCCGAACCAATAGCAAAACCAATGACATTCATCAGGCTGAACAGTGCCGCCATGTCTTTGGCATTTTCTTGCGTAGGAATGAACTCAGCTTTGGCTTTTTCCTGAATCAAACCTTCATATTGGGCACGTGCAGGGTCTTCCCGCATGGCAGTAGCTTCTGCTTCTGTTGCCTTTGCTAAAGCCTGCTGTCTTCTAGATTCGCTCTCACCAGTAAAGATTGCCTTCTCTTTTTCAGCTCGGAGCTTTTCTTCTTCCGCACCTTTGAGTTCTTTCAAAGTGGGTTCAACAGATTGCATATATGTCTCTCCCGCAGTCATCTTTGGCTGCTTAGACATATTTGTTTTTAAGGCATCACCAAGTGCTTGCGTAGCCATTACGGTGCTCCTGTCACAGTTTGTTGTTGTTGCGTCATGGGTGGCGCACCATACAGAGTACGGGCAATGTTGTTGTAATAACTGCTGGTCAGTTGATTGACATACTGGTCAGCTTGCATACCTGTCTTGATAGCACCCAAAGCAATCTGGTCACCAATACCTGACAACTTCAGACCATAGTCATACTGCTGTTGCAACAACTGGTTGCGGAATGCTTCTATCTGGGCTTGCATTTGTGCTGCACCCACCGCACCACCACGGGCAGTGGCTTGCTGTGCCGCCTGTGCTTGCACCGCTTGTAACTGCTGTTGACCCACGGGTGTGAGTTCTCCCGCCTGAGCCGCACGTTGCAACTCAGCACCTTTTTGTTGGTAAGGTGCGGCAAGTGCTTGTTGCTCTTTCTTGGCGGCTTCACCTTGTTCAGATGCCTTACGAGATTGATAAGCACCTAGCAAGGCTTGCACACCACCTATGCCTACTTTGCCAAGCGCATCTTCTGAAATGCCAAGACTCTTTGCCAAGTCTCTGTATCTTTCGCCAATTGTTTTTGACGGCTCTCTGGCAGTATCTATTACTTGAGGTTCACCCGCACCCATAGTCATGGCAGAAGGCAAACGTCCACCAAGAACATCAACTTGTGCTCCAAACGACATGTCGTAAGGCACATATCGTTCTTGTGATGTTGAAGCAGGTGCTGCCTGACCTAAATCTATAGGTTTGTCTGTTGGTGTTGTTCCTGCCGAATATCCTAAATCTACAGGTGCATTTGCTTGCACATTTGGAATACGAGCAGGAGAAAATATTTCAACTGGAGAAGGCATTGGCTGCATTGCTGGCGCAGGTTCAGAAGACAATCCTTCAAAACCACCTGTGTCATATCCACCAAAATCATCCATTTGAAAAGAAGGCACACCCGTGTCTTCATGTTCCTTACCGCTACCGCCCTGAGATTTCAGCAGCTTTGCTTCTTCTGGGGTGATGTAGGCAAGCATGTGGCCTTCTGGTGCTTTTGCTTGCAACAGACGGGCAATCTGGCGCACATCTGCGCCCACACGGGTAAGTTTTTTCAGCGTTGCCATCTCACACTCCTAAAGCATCTTTGAGGCGCAGAGAAGCCTCGTTCCACACGTTTTTACGTTTCTTGCCAGTTTCTTTACTCTCAATTTCACCCGCTCCACGCTCGCCTGTCAAGCCTGTAGTACCCACGCTGGTGGCATACGTAGCCCCTGTACCCAAGGTTCTGGGTAGGGTAGACGGGCTTGTACCACCGTAGATTAGCAAACTTGGTTTGTACTTGTCTGCGGGTTTTGTTGAGTCAGTTGTCGTTTCTTCTGGGGGTAACTCTTCTTTTGCAACATCCACAGGCAAAGGTGCTTTTGTGTCTGTTTTTGTATCTGTGGTTGGTGCTGTTGTTTCTTTGTCTTGGGTAGCCGTTGCTACAACCTCTGGCAATACTTGTTCAGGTGCTGTAGGTGAAACAGCAACAGGTGGTTGTGACGTAGGCCGTGTAACAGGCGTTGTCGGTGTTTTTGTTGTTAATGTATCCGTTGTAGGAATTGTTGTCGGTGTGGTTGTCGGTGTGGTTGTAGGAGCAGGTTTGGAAATCAAATCCAAAATAGCTTTGTCAGGAGATACAGGCGTAGGTGTTGTCTCAGTAGTAGGCTTAACAACAGTAGATGGTGTCGTTGTTATTGTGGGTGTATACCCGCTTGTTGCGGCTGTAGTGTCTGTTGTTTTGGGTGCTGTTATGGTTTCCAAAACATCTTGTTTTGTTTCTCCCAATGTTGGCGTACCACTTTGAGTAGCAGTAACTTCAACATTAGGAGCAACACCGCCAGCAGTAACTCCAGCGGCAGGTAAATTTAATAACGCACCACCACCACTAGTGTCCGTGACATAACCAGGCACATTACTGGTTATAGCCGCAACTTTTCCAAGTTCGGTTGACGGTGTAGGGCTTGTTTGTTCTTTCTGTATGGCAGATACAAGTTGCTGTGTTGCAGGGTCAAGCGTTGTTTCTGCCGCTGTTGTTGCAGGTGTTGTTGTATCTTTAGGTTTTGCCGCATCTTGTCCTAGCGCACCAGCAGCACCAGACAAAGCACCAGTAACACCACCAGTAACACCACCACCTACGGCACTACCCGCAACTTGACTACCAGTTACAGAAGTGGTTGCAGAACCAGCAACAGCACCAACAATGTTCTTTTTAATATCTTCTGCCGAACCACCAGAGGCAATTGTTTTAACGGCAGAACCACCCGCAGAAACAAGAGCATCTGTCACCGCAGGATTCTTGATTATGTTATTAAGTTGTGTTGCCGCAGAAGCTGAACCTGTTTGCACAATAGCATTGACACCAGCATTCTTGATGGCATCTTCTAAAGGAACACCTTGTGCTGTTTGAACGGCAATAGAAGCCATAGCTGTGCCCACAGCCGTAGCATAAGCAGCAGATGTGCCAGCAGCAAGAGCACCGCTACTTAACAGTGCTTGACCTATTGTTTCTCCCATTGAAGGAAGAGCAAAAGCCAAGGCTATGCCAACAAGAGGAGTAAGTTCTCCCAACGCAGATTTAGATTCTGCTTGGTTTTTTAAAATTTCAGTTGCTTTTTGTGTTGAGCTAGAAATTACAGAACTAATTTCAGAAGAAGGCACATTTGACTTTTGCAAAAATGCAATTTCTTTTTTGACGGTATCATAGTTACCGCTTTTTGCTCCTTCATAAATTGAAAGAGCCATTCTTTTTTTTACAAAACTTACAGGGTCAGCAAGCGTACTTTTTATTGTTAAAAGAGTTTGTTGGACTTTTTTATATGGAGGTGCATCTGGATTATTTCCAATAGCATCTAATGCTTCATTCAATCCTGGAACAGAATTTACTTGTTCAAGTGTATAACCATATTTTGCTAAAGAAGGTGCGGTTACCATATCAAACTCCCAAAGCCGAAGCTATCTGTTGATGAATTGTCTGGTGAACACCAATCCAATCATAAAAGTCATCTTCCACATTCCAATCACTGTCGAGCAACTGGAACGGATTATCCAACCCTAGAACGCTTGCCAGACGCTGATGCTCTTGGTTGTGCACAAACAGCCAGTCATCAAGATTAGAAACGTCAGCGTCCGTCAGTGGATACTTCTGCACTGCAATACCTTGGTCACCCAAGATGTTGTAGAACAACTGGTGCTGCACACCGTTTTCAAACAGGAATTCTCCGAGGCCATCTTTGTCACCGAACTTTACATAAGAGAGGGCTTCCATATTCAAGGTTTGTCTGCCTTATTTTCTAAACGGTCAAAAATCTTTCCACAAATCTCTTTCAACTCATCTATGTCATGTCTGTAATCTTGTCTGGTCACATACGTCAACGGCATGGCTCTGACATCCTCATCCAATCTCTCTATAGCCTTGGTGATGTTGTTGAGCACCCACCCACCCAGAAAGGCGGCAAGACCGACAATGATGTTGAAGATTTGTTGGTTATCCATGTTATTGAGCGTAGTAAGGGACTAGAACAACTGTTGCGTTGGCTAACTGAAACTTCAGATAACCAGCGGGAACAAGCGGAAGACTGGATGTGGCAAACGTAGCACTTGCATTTGTGGCGTTTGTCAAAGATACATTTGCTGTGACATTGCCACTGCTGACAGTCACATTGCTCAGTGTGAGGTTTCCAACTGTGCTGGTTGTGCTACCAAGCGTGATGGTTGCGTTACCAAGTGTGGCTGTGCTGTTTTGTAACAACACGTTTGTGAGTGACCCGTTAGGTATAGCACCCACCACATTGCCAGACACATTGCTGACAGAGCCACCAATGATGGCAACAGCATTAGCATTCTGTGTGGACATCGTGCCCAAACCAGACACAGCAGAGTTACTGATAGCAATGGTGACATTACCTGCGTTGGTAAGCCTACCCTGTGCATCTACGGTAAAGCTGGCTACAGCAGTTGCATTACCGTAAGTAGCGGCAGTAACAGCAGTGTTGGCAAGATTGAGTGTGACATTGCCTGTGAGTGCACCGCCACCAGACATGCCTGTGCCAGCAAGCACATTGACTGTGTTGGGTACTGCACCAGTAATATTGGCTACAGGAATGGTTGTAGAGGCTGTGACAGGGTTTGTATTGTTGGCATACATGTACCCTGTGAGAGTTGTGACAGTTAACTGCGTGATGGTAGAGGTGTTACCACCATCAACCTTTTGCCAAGCAGTGCCGTTAAACACTGCCATGTCACCCACACCCCACAATGTTTGACCATCAAGGTTTGTGCTACCAGCTACAGAAACAACATAGTAATCACCCTTTGTACCAACTCCAGATGTGAGCGTAGGATTGTTGGTCAAAGCATCCCAAGTGCCCTTGTAATTAAGAGCACCTATAGCGTTGGTGATTGAACTTGCTGTCTTTAACATGGTCAGTCACCATCTCCCGCCGTAATGTAAACAATAGCAGAGCTTGAGCTGGTGATACCTGTAAAGTAGGCGTTGGGTAAGAAGGTCAAGATTTCATCTGTGCCTGGAAGCAATGGAATACAACCTTGACTGCTGGTAGCAACAACTGCATTTGCAGTAGCTCCAGCAGCATCTCTACCTACACCCAGAAAGACAGTAACCGTACCTGCGTTGAGGATACGGTACTGGTTGCCACCCAGTGTCGATGACACAGCCTGTACAGGCGTAGGTGGTGTAGTGATGACAGCCGTGAAGGTAACTGTGTTACCAGACGGGGTGAATGGTGCGCTTACGCTCATGCTTGACTCCAAGGAAGAGGAGGGATGACCACAGGTGGATTCTTCTGTACAGCAATCTGCTGATTGAGGTTGCCCTCTATTTCATCCTTGTCTACACCGTTAGCCCATATCCATTCACAAACTTGCTCTTGCGTGAGGTTTGCAAAAGGTGTGAATGTCTCACCTGATTGGTAAGTAACAGCGCAAGAGCCGTAAGCACCAGCAGAGTATTCACCATCTACGGCTGTGACTCGCCAGTGAACAGTGTTAACTACGTTTGTTTGTCCTTCTGCAACAGGAAGACATTGCAGTTGTTCAATAGTCCAAGTGATAGAAGTTGTCATTTATTCTCCAGTGCTGTGATTCGTGCTGTCAGGGCTGTGATGAGGGCTTGTTGTTCTTGAATGGCTTTTGTGAGCACAGATACCAGAGCGTCCAGCCTCAGCGATTGAATCTGGTTTTCTGCGTCTTTTTTGCCATCAACGGCGCTTGGGATGACTTCTTGTAATTCATGTGCAATGAATCCTTCTCGCTGCACACCATCAGCCTTCCAAAGCAAATCAGGATTATCTGCGTATGTGTAAGTTACAGCACGAAGACGGGCGACTCTATCCAAAGCAGTTGTCAATTGCGTTTGAATATCTTTTTTAACTCTGTAATCAGAAGAGGTTGTAATGCTTCCAAGGTCTGTCGCATCAACATATAAACGCATTGCTGAACCATTCCAATAAAGATTGAAATAATTCTGCCATGTGGTTCCTGAAGTTCCGTTATGTGTGGCATACCCTTTCCCAGCCGTGACATTTCCAGAGACAACGGTAAATCCGTTTGCTGTTGGAGTGCTTGTTGCTTGTCCCACCAGCAAGTTACCGCTGGAGTCGATACGCATACGTTCTGAACTATTGTTATAAAAACGAATGTTTCCAGCGGGGTTATTCCAAATATCTAAATTACCTGCGCCACCAGTAAATCCAATATATCCATAGTTAGTTGATGGAGTTGTTGTAGAACGCACATAAACAGCAGAGCCACCACTTCCTTGTACATCTAGTGCTTTTCCATATGCACCTGTATCAGTTGGTGAACTAGTACCAATCCCCACATTTGTGCCATCAAACACAAAAGTTGAGCCTGTGGTTAACACTTTGCTGGTGTTGAGATAACCAACACCGTTAGCAGTACCACCAGTTAAAGTAACACTGTTTGTGCTGATATTGCCAGTAACAGTTGTATTTCCACCTACAGACTCGTTACCGATAATCACCATCGTAGATACGTTGGCAGTACCACTCACGTTAGCAGTAGTCACAGCCACGTTTGTAACAGTCACATTACCACTGCTGATAGTGACGTTAGCCAGAGTCAGATTGTTGAGCGTGGTAACAGTGTTACCTAGCTGAACAGCCGTGTTACCAATAGTAATGGCGGTTGCAAAGTTGCTGTCCAATTGGGACAGGGGAATACTGCTGGTTGCAGTGCCGAATGTATATGGAACTGGCATGTTAGAACCTCACTCTCAATTCATGTTCAAACTCAACGGTGTTAAGCACAAAAGCAGGGTCAGTAGAAGTTATTGTCAACCCCAAATACTTACCGTACTGCTGTGCATCTGATTTGTACAACGCATATCCGTTACTCACCACCCACAAAATTGTCTGTGATGAATTGTTTTTCCACGGTATTGTCGTACCAAAGTTGTTGTACCAAGTCACATTATTTGTCAGGGTGTAAGTTGGGCTTGAGCCATACTCACTGTCCACTGTCACATTCAATGTCGCACTCTGAGTAAGCGTTGCCTCTATACCAAACTTCAATGCTTGCTTGGTACGGATAGGGTCTTTCATAGGTGAAAGAGATGTCTGAATCTCACTGGAGACATTGGCTGTAGGCGAGGCGTACAGCTTGTACAACGCTGTTCCTGTAACACCGTACATGGTTATCAATCCACCAACGGGAACAGAAGTGACATAAGTCTGAGTACCTTGGCTGGTGATAAACCACTTCTTCTCAAAGAAAATAGCCTGAACATACCGTGAGCCTGTGGCAAGCGTGAAACTACTGTTGAGATAGAAATTGAATGCCGCACACAAAATGTTGTTGAGCAATACCTGACCGCCAGTGATGGGCAAGGTGAAGTCAATGTAGGGAAAGATGCCGTCCAATTGGTCGGAAATCTTGCTGGTGGTCGAGCCTACAAGAGCGTACACCCCATAGTTGTTCATAAACAACACTGAACGGAAGTAGGGGAAAACCGCATACTTCAGCTTGCTACCGACAGAGGCAGACACGTTGGTGTTGGTGAACAGAGTTGAGCCTGTGGTGGTCACTCGTACATCTGAAAACACGTTGATGCTGTCATCTCCGTAGATATACAAGAAGTTGTTGGCAGACATCAGGTACTGGATGTTGCCGTGCAAGGTGGAGTCAGACAACGTGATAGAACCAGCAGAGACAGAAACAAAGTCGTAGGGGCTGACAGCAGACGAATAGGTCACTGTGCGTCCTGTAGCTACCCAGACACGACCAGAGAATGTCGCTACGCTGACAATTGGGTCAAGGTTGGGTACACCTATAGCTGTTGCCGTAGTGTTACCTGTGGGTGTGGGAGGTGCAGCAATACTGACAGTGGGTGTAGATGTGTAATGGTCGCCCACATTGGTCATGATGACCGCTGTGACGGCATTTCCAGACACGATAGCCGTACCAGCGGCATTTGCACCGCCTCCACCCGTGATGGTGACCGCAGGAGGAGAAGAAGGGTTGTAGCCAGACCCGCCTTTTGTCACAGAAATGACCATCGCACCTTTGGCAAAGGTCAAAACCTGGGCAATTGCAGTTGCACCGCTACCACCACCGCCTGTGATGGTTACGGTAGGGGCAGATGTGTACCCGCTACCGCCGTTGGTAATAGAAATGTAGGAAACAGTGTTGGCTGCAATGGTTGCTACAGCCGTTGCCTGAACACCGTTGGACTGGTTGGGGGCTGAAATGGTCACTGACGGGGCGGTTGTGTATCCAGAACCCGCATTTGTGATGCCGACAGAACCTACGCCGCCCACAGCCAGTAAATCAGTGCCGTTCCATGTGTATAAACCATTACTTGGGTCGCCTATAAATACAAGTTCGTTCTTGTACTGAGCAGTAGATACGCTGGAATTGGAAAACGTGCCTGTAACAGCCACATTACCTTTTGTAGAGGTATCAATTTTAAAATATTCAGCCCGTCCACTGAATTCAAACGCCAAAATGTAGTCAGACAACCCCAGATTACAGTTAGCTAGGGTGGTAACTACATTGCCAAACGACACGGCAGCATTGCCAGAATCAACTACAGCAGACTGAGCAGAGACAATTTTGATGTTTCCAAATCCAATAGGCATGGCGTTCTCAATCCACGAGAACTCTTCCTCATCAATAGCTGTCCTGTTGGCCTTGGTGTTTAGACCTTTGAAGTTCTTGTAGACAGCGTAAGACTTTTTTTGCTCTGCGGCTGCCATGATTAGAACGTGGTGTAGGGGTCAGGGATGCGCCTTGTATAGACAGAGTTGAGCACTGCCTGTACATGCTTGATGTATTCTTGTTTGTAAAGTTCAGCCTCACCATAGCTCTGTTCTTTGTACTTGGCTTTGTAAGCCGCATAAAAAGCCACAGGGGTGGTGTAGGGGTCTTGGATAGGGTCAACAGCGTTGGGTGCAGATTCTGTCAAAGGTGTCGGCAAGATGGTGCTGTCAATCTCGACAACATAAGCCTGGTCAGGCACAGGGCCAATGTAAATCTGTTGCTGACCATAGACAGAGAAACACACAGGTCTGCCTACATAGTTTTGCCAGTAGCGCAGTTGTGCGTTGAAGTTTGACCAAGGCAGATAGCGCAAGGGTATGCGGCTGTTTCCCCAGTAAATGTTGACGTTCAGGATGTCGAGCGTGTTGCCGTTGGTCAGGGTGGCAAACGGAATAATCTCGGCAGGGCCAGAGTACGTCAGTTGTGCTGTGCCGTCAGTGAATGCGGTAGAAGGCGGAAAAGTTGCGCCAGCAGCAGGGTAAGGAGGCGAAGTTGAACCTGTTGTACCACTCTGGGTGACCTGATAAATAAAGATGTTGGAAAACAGGAACTGACCAGCGGTGACAGTGGTATTGGCTGTCCACAATGTTGCAGGTACGCCTGTGTTGGAAATGGGGGTGGCAGTTACTTGCAGGGTACGTAAGCACCCCGTATCTCTCGCTACTCGCTCACGGGCATCGTTGATGTAGTCCGTTAGCTCCGAAGTAGACCAGAAGACAGAGTTTGCATCATGCAAAAGCCGCTGTACTTCCGTAATGTAGGAAGAGAGAGTTGCCATGTGACCTTCATGTTAAGCAACCCTCTGATTGGACTTTCCCCCCACGGACTTTTCAATCCGCAAGGGTACTACGCCAACAGCCGAGGGTAACGAGCTGTTCTTTCCTGGAGGAGTTTCGGATATGACTACCCGTTTGAACTTCTCCATTGCGTCTTCAAGTTCGCTGTGGAGTCGTATCAAGCCCAACTGGACGAGATACTTCTCCTTGTCATCATCTCCGTAACCAAGTACATGTTGGGCTGTCTTGAGCGGTATCTCTACCGTCTTGCCAACAGGAAACTCAATTCCAACAAAGTTGTACTCAAAGTTGAGGTCTTTGTCGGAGTTGTTGGTTACGTAGACAACTTCCGTCATAGCGTTACAACGTCACCGTAAACCGAGATGTCAACTGTGTTGTTTGCTGCCGCACCTGTATTCACGCACAAGAACAGAGAACCAGAATAGATTGTTGTGGCGGTGTTTGCCGTCAAGTTCAAATCTTGATACTTGGTTGTTGCTGTCACGTTAGCGAGAACAGTTGCATTAGAAACTGCGTTTGCCAAGTTACCATCATTACTTGTAAAGATAGTGACGTTGGCAAGCGCAACACTTCCGTTTGCATTGTTGACGGTAATACGGCGAACAATGTAGTTTGTTCCAATTGTAGGAATCGTTGCAATGGCATTACCAGTGCTTCCCAGTCCGACTGGAGAAGAGGTAGAGCCGATAACAATGCTTCCAAATTGGTCTGGGTATAGCGCACCTACATGGTTCGAGTTCATACCATCTCCTATTAGCTGTTGTAAGTACCAGACACGTTAACACCGCCATTGACGGTGAGCAGAGTCACAGTACCGTTACCAGCAATAGCAGACTGTGCAAACACGTTCACACCATCAGACAACAACATACCGCCAGTGTTATTGGCAAGCAGAGTTGTGATGGATGAGCCGTTGTTGGCAGTGATGACCACGTTTGCGGTAGGGAACACTAGGTAAGTACCAGCAGGAATCACTGCGCCAGCGTTGGTAGCTGTGACAGTGGTGTTGCTGAAGTAAGCACCAGCGGTGTTGGTAGTGGCATTCGCCAGAATGATTTTGTTTAAGCCTAAAGACATGTTTGACTCCTTACAGTGAGAGGTAGTTGTAACCAGTCACCTTGGTCATTGACTTAGGTTTGACGTTCACCAATTCGGCAATCATCAAAACTGCGCCAACATAGCCAATCTGCCAGTTCGGGAGTGTGGACTCAAAGCCTGTAAACACAAACGAACCTTGCTCATGGATGTACAGAGACAAGTAGTTGGTGTTCAGGAAGTACACAGTACCTTCAGGGCAGTAGGGGTCTGGGTAGATGGGAACGCCAGCAACCATCAGCGCACGGAATGCGGCTTGAGGGCCATTTGCGTCACCGTCAAATCCACCGCCAGGGGTGATGACGTATTGCTCTTGACCTACGAAGTCTTGAGCCAACAGTGTCCAAGTACCAAAGCCGCAAACACCGAATGAAGGCATCTCAGCACCATTCTTCACAGTACCAGAGATGTATTGCAGGATGTTTTGACGGGTTGGGTTCACAGAGCCAGCGGCATACTGTGAGGATTTCCACCAAGTGTAGGAGGTACGGTCAATGTTGCCGTATGTGCCAGAGTTGGCAACAGCGGCGGGAAGACCGATGAACTGCTGAGTGTTGGTGGTGTTGTTGTACAAAGCGGTAGCCATTGCATCCATCATGACGTTGGTCGCATCGTTCATACGAGCTTCAATCAAGGGGATGATGGCAGCGTCTTGCTGAACTGCGCCTTCCATACCGAGGAACGGCACGGGAGAAATCATCAGTTTCAGGTCGAACTCAGCGTTGTAAGCACCTTGCTGGACTGACGGTTGGGCAAAAGAGCCACTGTAGTCAGACCATTGAGCGTTCACAAACTGTGCGCCTTGGACGGGAACGGTTACAGAAGAAACACCGCCAGAGGCTTGCTGACTGTTGGCAATCAGAGCCGCCATGAGGGGTGTCGAGTTGTAAAGCTGGACAACCAGCTTGGGGATGAAGGCTCTACGAGTAACGTAGGTCAGTTCGTTAAACTGTGCTGACCCTGTTGCTGGTAGGATGCCGCCGCCAATAGCCATAAGGCCTCCTTGAAAAAAACAATACCCTCTTACAACCCAATAGGACGCTGCGGTTTACGCAGGTCATTGAGCGCATTCATTGCCTCGTTACGAGCAGCGGCTGCTGGATTCTTCCAATACTTGTTCAAGTCAAATTGCTTGACAGCACTTGGGTTGTATCCAGTTGAAGTAGGCACTGCGGCTTGCTTCATCCACTGATGGTACTCGGCTGCTGTTTCGTGGTTTGTGATGCCACGCTCCAACATGATTTTTTCTACATCATTGATTTCTGATTCGTTGGCAATCAAACCTTTTTTCATCAAAGACTGTCTACGGTTTTGCAGTTCTTCAACTGCATCACGCTCACGCAACTTAGCTTCCAAGGCTTGCACACGGTCTTCAGACTTGCTGACGGCACGGTGTGTGTAGTCTTCGATGTCAAGTTCAGGGATGGGCAAGTCGGGTTTAACCTTCTTGGTCATCCGCAGAAAGTCTTTGCGAGTGTCGGGATTTTCCGCAAGAGTTTGAGCAAGTTGCGCTAACTCGTCACGGGCTTCTAAGGACAGATTTTCTAATGACATATTTTTACCCTCTTTATACGATTAGATAACTTTTTTACCGTCACCAGGCTTTTGAACAGCCATGCCAGTTTTGCCAACTTTGTTGGGGGCACTCAAGCCACCGAGTTGAGAAAAACGTGGGGTGTTGGTGATTACGCCATGCTGCTGATTGTTGTCAGTAGGGCGGCGGGGTGCGGCTGCGCCACGGGGCTTGAATAAGTCCATGATGTTTCCTTACATTGGGGGAGGAGGAGGCATACCACCAGCGGGAGGCATACCAGGGATGGGTGCTTGTGCCATTGCTTTGCCTTCAGGGGTAGCACCACCCGCCTGTGGCAAGGTTTGGAGCATCTGAAGAATTTCAGACTGCTGGAGTTCGTTGGTCTTGCCTTTTCGTGGGCCTATCAGACCGCTGAGTTGGCGAATGGCGTTCAAGGCTTTTTGTCCCTCGGCTGACTCTGAGCCTAGAGCGGGGAGAGATTGCTCCAGCAAGTCCATTGCCATACTGATGTTGATGAGAGCAGCTTCTTTGCTCCCCATCTTTGGTTCTGGAGTGGACATCGGGGATGCCATCGGAGGTGTTTCAGCATCAGACATTGCGCCAGTGGGCAATTCCTCAGGCATAGGAGCAGAAGCACCCGCTGAACGGTTGCCTTTCATTAACTCCATCAACTTATCTGTTGGAACACTCATAATCACTCCTTGCCGTGTTTGTAACCACTTACTTACACTTTGTCAATAGGTGGGGGGCTTTTATGTCTGCCCCCCAAGACAAATCCCTAAGGATTACTTGCGGCTTTTACGGCCTTTGCGTGCTTTGCGTGCCATGTTAATGACTCCTTCAAAGAGCGGTCACCTACTTTTAGGGGAGGCAGCCACACCCTTTTCCCTTGCGGGGAAACCGATTAACGGCGGTGTTTACGACCACGTTTTGCCATTTTGTACATCATGAACTCCTGGTTTGTGAACGGTTGGAATCCCTTTGACTCCTCCCATACGATGTTTTATACCCAGTTTGACGCATTGTCAAGTTAGGACTCGCTTCGCTTCTTTTCAGCGAATCTGTTGATGCCCGTGGCTGGTCAGCTTTCGGGGCTGTCATTGTTTGTTTTGCCATCATCCCACCTTCTTCAGTTCAGGTTTACCCTCTGCTTTGGGCGGCTGTTGTTGCTTTTGAGCTTGTTCTTGCTCTTTAGCTTTGGCCTGTTTATCTTCCATCTTCTTCAGCCGTTCCTTGAGCAATTGTTTCATCGGCGGTTCAATCAAGTCAAGCAAGGATTCTTTGTCGATGACCTGCGCTTGGAACAATTCAAACGCCAGCTTGCGGCTGTCTTCCATGAAAATTGGGCTGTTGGAGTGAGCGTCCACTTTCACTACATAGTCTTTGGTGAACTGCTCTGGGATGAACTTGCGTCCTTCCAAGTCTGTCAGGTGTGTCTTGTCGTAGGCTTGCATACACTTGAGGTACAGGGTAGCCAGCTTCTCCAGGCTGTCCTCAATGACCAGCGCACGTTTCTTGGCACGGCTTGAACCCAGACGGGCAAGCTGTGAGGCGTGACCAGACGAGCGCACCCCTGCTTCGCCTCGGCCTTGCAAGACGCTAACGATACCAGATGCCTCTTCAAACATCAGGTCAATCTCGCCAATCTCTTTGAACAAGTCTGGCGGCATAGTGGGCGCTAACTTCTCTACCTTGGCATTGGGCATGTCAGTTGCCAGTAAACCGCCAGCACGGTTGAGAGCAAAATTCTTTTCATCCAGAATGCCTGTGAAGCCAATCAAGGCGGTAGGTGGGCTGACTTGTTTGGACAGCATGTCCAGAATCTCGGTCATGCGTTTATTGCGTAGTTGCTGGAGGTAGACCAGACGCTGAACCTCGGACGCACCCCAGTAGTAATCGTACAAAGGGTTGGGGCAAATCTGGACAAAAGGCAATTCGCCTTTCAAGAACATGGACTCGCCTGGTCGGTCATAAATGATGACATCAGGGTCAGCCTTGGTGACTACCTGGTAGTCCTTGGTTTCATCGTTCCACACCCAGAGTTCAATCATCTCCACGGTGTCTTCAGCGACAGTGGCCTTGTACTTGGGGTTGCCGTTCAGGTCGAGGTTGACGTTACCGTACATGGTCGGGTTGGACTGCGACATGATGATGCGCTGTACCCCGTTGGCAACTTCAGTTCTTTCGTGCTGTGTGGAGGTGACACGCTTGACAATCTCTTCCCGCTTGGGGTGGCTGTACAGGCGGTCATAGAGTTCTGACTTGGTGATGTAGTAACTCTGGACGATAGCTTCTTGTCGGTCAGAGTATGGGATGTCTTCTCGCAACACGCCCATGCTGCCTGGCTCAACCATGTACGGGTGGATGCCGTTGTTGATGACCAGTTTGACAAAGGTGGAGTTGTAGTCCAGTGCCCATGTGACGGCGGTGGAGAAAACTTGGTCAGCGTTGGAGTTGAGCCACTCGTCATGCAGGGCACGGGTGAGGGCGGGAATCTTGATGTGCTCTTGGTCTGGGACAGCCGCACCAGTGTTGATGCTGAACCTTGTTGTCTCTGCTGAGTAGAGGAACGAAGTCAGTTGGTCAATGTGCGGGTAGATTTTGTTGTAGAGGGCGGGTACGTCATCAGGGCCGTTACCGAACAGATACCAAGAACGCAGGGATGCGTAATCTACTTTGCGCTCTTCCCGACTGACATTACATTTTGCAATCAGGTCTAAGTAAAACCGTTCACGGTCAACTGGGTTCTTGGGTATACGCATTACTTCACCTTTAAGTTTTCGTGGTCATTGATAACCACTCCTGCCCTCGGCCCTTGCAAGTCTCCCGCCGCCTTGGGGTTGATGCCGACAGATTCTCCCATCACGGATTTGAATTGTCCACCCATGACGGACTTCATGTTGATGTTGCCCCCGCCACCCCAGATAACGGAGTCACCAGGGCGGGTCTGCCGTTGATTCTGGGCTTGAATTGCGTCTGTAGCTTCAGCAAACTGCTTGTCAGTGAGCTTGTTCTTGCGTTTCATGTAGCCAGTCTGGTGTTCACCCTCTTTGGTGGACTTAATGTCGGTCATATCGTAGTCGATAGCCAATTGTTTGAGGTTTTTGTCCGTTGCTTTGGTTTTGTCGGACTTCATAGCCACTGGTTTCAAGAAAACCTTGCTGATTTCCCCTTTGCATATCTTCATGGGGCATTTTGCGTCCCATCCTTCAAAGATACCGTGTTCAGAACAAAAATAGTCGTGTAGAACTGCCATATTACCCCCTTAGTGCTTCGTCAAGTGAAATTTCGCTGTAATCGTGCCTGTTTGTCATCCCAACCTTGATTTTTATGCCGTCAGAGGTTACTTGTAGCCCCATTTTGGGCATAAACACGGGCTGAGATTCTTTCCTGTAGTCCACATAGCGGGTGTTATCCCGCCTCTTCATAATCTTTACGTTCCCCGCTTTCCACTGTTGGTAGGCTTTACTTACCCTACGCTGGACGTTTTCAGTGAGTGGTTCTCGGTTGTAGATGAACACATCGTGGAAATGCCCCGTACTTATGCCAGCAAGCTCGGCAAAAAGGGCGATAGAGATGCCTCTTTCCTTGTCAGCGTAGAACCGCTGCATGTGTTTTGTCAGTTCACGCTTGCTTAAGGGCATCATATTGATACTCCACTGTGTAACCTTGGGTCTGCAACCACAACATAAACTGTACTTCGCCATGCGATTTGGTTGGGTCAGCAGGGACAACAATGTGGTTAGTGCTTACTAACTTCCTTGTTTGGGCATGGTGACCAAGCAACCCGCCAAAGTTAAAGCCATCTTCGTGAAAGCCATGCCCGACATACTCCATGCTGAAGTGTTTGGCAATGTCATCAGGGCAATACTTATAACCATAAGATTGAAGGACGGGTTTCAATATGGCTGAAAGTTGTGCATCTTCATTCCAACCGTGTATCTCATTGCTGTTGAGGTGCACGATGCCGTGTTTGTTACAGGCTTCCAAGAATCTGCGGCTACGCAGGGAGAAGCCACCATTCTGGACAACCTTGACAGGCTCTGTGGCCTGAGTCCACGCAAACTTGAGGTACAGATGCCCGTCACCAAAAGCGCAGTGTGAGGGTGCGCCTATGTAATCGTAGTCATAGTATTCAGGCTTGAAGTTCTTGCCGTTCAACACCCATCCATCATCTTGCACGACAAGGCAGTAGTCTGTCTCTATAAAGGCGTACAGGCTGTGCATCATGAAGAGGGAATACCCAAGGTAGTCTATGCCGTGACAACGCTTCCATTCGATGCTGTCTGGCAAGTTGTCGGGCTTCTCCAGCGAGATGAGGAGGCCACGGCTACCAGGCAACTCTTGCATGGAGCGATGGATAGACGGAATGGCAGATGCGCCGTTGTTGTGACCGTAGACGGAAACAATGGTGAGTTGGTCATGAACCATATAGTCCCAGCCTTTTCAAGTAATCACTGACATTTCTGCCAACAGCAATCTGCTCAGGGGTGTAGGACTCATGAGCAGCACTGACGGCACGGGTAATCTTTTGGGCAATGAGGCGAGGCTGAATCTGCTCGGCATAGGCAACAGCGGCAAGCGCAGAGGCAATCACCCTGTCATCTTTGCCACGACCAGGTGCGCCTATAAAACCACTCTCCCGCACGATGCCTTTCATTTCCTCAAGGGTGTCCATGCTGAGAATGCCCATCATGCCCCGCTCAAAATAGTCTTTCATGTACTGCAACATGCGTTCCTTGCTGTTGCTGGTAGTCAGGTAGCCTATGCTGTTGGAGAGGCCACCAAGGGTGTCGTTTCTGCGCCAGATGTAGTTTTGCATACTGCCAAGCACATCCATCAGGCTCTTGCCTGTTGCCCCGCCCATAGAGCTTGCCAAGCGTTTCAAGTTCCGCAACTCGTTAATCACTGCTTGCCCTGGGCCGTTGACCTCAAGGTTCAAGGTAGAGTTTTTGTATGCGCCAGCCAAGTGTGCGATGACCCACGCAAACTGGTAGGTGTTGAGTTCAGAAGTAGCAAACTCTGCTACTTGGTCAAGCCCATCTGCGTAACAGCGGTAGACCTGAATACAGAACCTGTCAGCCCAGTCAGAAGACCCGTAGGCGGGGTCAGCACCAATCACGTAGTAGGCAGTGTCCACAGGCTCTTCCCAAACTTTCAGAGTCCCCAGACGCTCTGTAGATTTCAGGACATCTGTGTCTTGGAAGAGTTGACCGAACGCATACCTGTAGTAATCACAGTCTGTCTTCTTACTTGTTTTTGCCGCCTCTGTACATCTGGTGTGTGAGAAGAAGCTAGTGCCCGTCATCACAAAAGCATAGTCTTCAGTGGGTGGAAACTCTTGGTACATAAGAGCATCGTCCTTGATACCCTCGTACATCTTCCACCGCCACCACGCCATCTGACGAGAGTTAATCTCAAAGCCATATAGCTTCTTGATGTCTCTGTGCCATTCCTTCTCTTCACCTGTGAGCTTGCCGTCCCAGTACACCTTGTAGATGTTGGAGTCAGCGGGGACTGAGTAGTATTCATTCCTCCACCAACCGCAGAAGATGGCACGTTGTGTCTTTGCTTTCTTGGCTGTCTTGTACATGTCGTGAAACATGTTGAAGCCTTGTGCCGTACTCTCAAACATGTACAAGCGTTCAGGGTTCTTCTCAGCAAGAGAAGCTATCAGTGAGGCCAAGCCTTCTTCGTTACCCCATGAAGCTGTCTCTGTACCGTGAAGGTAAGTAATAGCCTTACCCTGCCCCAGACGAGACTTGTTGCCAGCAATTTGGTAGAACAGACGGCTTCTGTTTTTCAACACCATCTGGTTTCTGTTGTGCGCTACGAGAGGTATCTTATATTCTTTAGGTAGACCCTCAATGTACATGGCAAGTGTCGAGCGAAACATGTCCCGATTCTCTTCTGTATCAGCCACAAGAGTTCCTTGCCAGCCAGGGTGGGTAAACTGCCAATACAAATCAAGAGCAAGGCTAATGGTAGTAATGCCCAACTGCCTACCTTTGAGGATGACAAAGAAGTGAACATCTTGGTCTAAGCCTTTCTGGATTTCATCCATCACGTAGGTTTGAGTACCCAACAGAGTACCCATCTTTTTCAAGCCTTCCTCTTTTGTCTCAATCTTGAGTTCAGAACAAAACTTGTAAAACTTCTTCAGGTCAAAGTTCATCTAATTTCCATTCAAGGATGACACCAGCAGCTTTTCTGTTTCTCACACAGTTGAGCAAGGTTTTGACATGGTGTTCGTCATACTTGGCTCTCCACTCTTCTACCAACTTCAACTTCTGCTTCTTGCTAGTGCAAGACAAGGCTTTCCAAATCTCCTTGCGAAAACGAATACGACTCTCCAGTAACGCCATCCTCGTATCCAACTCTGTACCCATACGCAACCGCCTTCTCCATCTCTATCGCCATCATCAACATCTTCCCCTCTGTTTGGCACAGACGAGTAGCCAGAACGCGACACACATCCCGCAACTCATCCTCCGTTAACCACAACAGTTCACTCATCTAGTTCTCCACACCCTCAC